TGAAGCATATAAACTATATCTAGCAATTAAATTACATTTTACTACTCCTAATTATGATTTCTTTAAACATAATGCCAAAGTAAATTCTTCTATGAATAGTTTTATTAAAAGAAACGATAGATTTTTCTTTCATAAACTAGCAACTAAATATAATAAAGAAGAAATGCTTGAGTTTTTTGTAAGTAATTTTTTTGAAAACTCAAAAACGTGGATAGGAGATTTAATTCGTGCAGACGGTGAGACAATATATACCAAGTGGAAAAAGTTTAGTGAATCTTTTACATACAACTTTAGAATGGATTGCAATAGGATTGCTGGCGTTATTAACGATAGTAATGGCAAGTTTGATGATGTTTTTGATGTATCTAGCGGACAACATCCTAAGTTGTTACGGTTACTTCTTTCAAAACAAATCTCAATACAAACAATCATCATCTTGGATAAGATATTATCGTTTATCAAAAGTTGGGATAAAAAAATTGATGAGACAGTTGTTTGGCCTGAACTTTCTAAAAAAATTCATAAATTAAAACCATTTATTAATTACAATCAAACAAAATGTAAATTTATAATGAAGGAGGTGTTTGTATGAGTAATGATAGATTACCAGAGTCAAATATAATAGATGGTAAACCATTTGATAGAATATATCAAAATCTTCACGGTGTTATAGAATTAGTTAACAAAGATGGTTCGATCTACAAAGGTAAAATTGATACAAGATCAATTAAATTATCTGATGGTAGTTTAGGTTATGTTCACTTAACAGGAGATAATCGTTGGTTCGATAGAGCAGGAATGCCAATAAGTAAACCAACAAATTTAGTAACAAGAGATAAAAAAGATGAAGCGTGATATATTTGAAAGTGTAATAGATGTAGGTAGTGGATTTTTTATAGCAGTTATTATACAATTAACTATTTTTCCTTTATTTGATTTACATCCTACCATACTTGATAGTTTTGGTATTGCAATTATCTTCACAGTTGTTTCTATGACAAGGTCTGCTTGTTGGAGATGGTATTTTAGAAGAAGAAAATGAAAAGAGTTTTTTGTATAGGCAATGGTGAAAGCAGAAAAGATTTTAATTTATGGTTATTAAAACCATATGGTTACATATACGGATGCAATGCCATTTATAGAAACTATCCTGATTTAATAGATGTGTTAACTGCTGTTGATAATGGTATCATACACGAAATATATCATAGTGGTTTTGCTTTAAGAAAACCTTGTTACTTTAGAAATTGGACTAAAGTTCCTGCAATGATGTATGAAAGTGTGGTTAATGGCCTTTGTACACAGGAAGAGTTAAATGAATTAAAAGGTTATGATGTTGTAAGAGAAAATGAAAGAGGTGATTCAAAAGAATTTGTTATACACGGTTCATCTTTAAAAGGCGTAGTTAATATTTTAAAGAAGACTAAAAAAGATTATCCTAGAGCCACAAGAGACATAGTAGAAACTAAAATTAAACACGCTACAATAAGCATATCTTGGATAAAAGAAGATGATAAATCAAATGACGTAAAAGATTGTTGGTCAGATTATAAAGATCACGGTTGGGCTTGTGGTGCAACAAGTGGTTACATAGCAACTAAATTAGAAAAACCAGATGAGATATATCTTATAGGCCACGACTTACGCTCTGATACAGGTAGAATAAACAATTTATATAAAAGTACAAAAAATTATGCAACCGCAGAAGGTTCTGCTACACCACACGTCAATTGGGTCAATCAATGGTATACATTAATGGACTGGAATCCAAAGATTAAGTTTTTTAAAGTTAATAAAGAACTTGATAAAGAAAATACAAATAAAGAAATAGATGAATGGAAGAAGTGGAAAGAACGAGGGCAATTACACTACATTACTCAAGCACAGCTGCTTGACAAATTGCAGAAGAACTGATATAATAGAACTATGTTAAGATTAATAAACTTCTTATTAAGAACTTTGCGATCTTTAAAAAGAAGATTAAAAGGTGATAAGGGTAAAACTTCACATAAAAACTGGTTAAAAGGTTACAATGAATGGAAGAACTCTTATAAATAATATTAATACTTATATTAATATTTAAATTAATACATACAACAATATATACAAAGGAGAATATAATGTCAAACGCTTTAGAAGCACTCAAAAAGTCAAAGTCAAACTTTGATGTTCTAACTAAACAGTTAGAAAAAACAATCGAAAAACCCGAAACTAAAAACAAATACCAAGATGATAGGTTCTGGAAACCAGAACTAGATAAATCAGGTAATGGTTTTGCAGTATTAAGATTCTTACCTGCTGTAGAAGGCGAAGATATGCCTTGGCAAAGAGTCTGGCACCACGCATTTCAAGGACCTGGTGGTCAATGGTATATTGAAAATAGTTTAACAACATTAAACAAAAAAGATCCTGTATCAGAAGAAAATACTAGATTATGGAATACTGGTATTGAAGCCGATAAAGAGATCGCTAGAAAAAGAAAAAGAAAATTACAATACTATTCAAACGTATTAGTAGTTTCTGATCCAAAACATCCTGAAAACGAAGGTAAAGTATTTTTATTCAAATATGGTAAAAAAATATTTGATAAAATAACTGAAGCAATGAATCCTCAGTTTGAAGATGAAAAGGCTGTTAACCCATTTGATTTTTGGGAAGGTGCAAACTTTAAACTAAAAATCAGAAAAGTTGATGGTTATTGGAATTATGATAAATCAGAATTTGAGCAAGTCAGTAGGGTAAAACCTAGTGATGAGGAGATTGACGCATTATGGAAATCTCAATACGCTCTAAAACCCTTCATTGATCCAAGTAATTTTAAATCTTATGATGAACTCAAAGAGAAACTGAATAAGGTACTTACTGGAACAAGAAGCACGGAGTCTGTAGAAGATATTGACCTCCCACCTGCTAGTAATAGCGTACCCAAATCTTCTAACGGCTCTGTGGGGAAAGTATCGTCCACCGATGATGATGAATCATTATCGTATTTTAGTAAACTTGCTGAGGACGATTAATCTATCTCTCAAAACTGACCCAAAGGGTGGCCTTTCAGGCCACCCATATTAAAACAAAATGTTCTTGTTTTGTTCTTATTTAAAATAACTAATAAAATATAGTGCTTTTTAGTGCTTGACAAATTAGTATTTTTATGATATATTAATAATAGTATTGATGAGTAGACCTGTGTCAAAAATCAATACACTTAAATAACGGCCTTGTGCCATAACAAAGGAGAAAAAAATATGTCCAATAATAAATTGGTCACTTCTATACTTTCAAAAATGGGTATAGTTGCTCAACATATCATAAACACCTCAAAAGAGAAAGTTTTTGATATATACTTAAAACTAAAAGATATAGAGTCTGCTAAAGATTTTATAGATTTTATTCCACAAAAATATCAACGTAAATATATTGCAAAATATAATAAAAAGTTTTTAGACGGTATTGCTAAAACTTTGTTTTGTGATGATTTAAATTTTGATATTACACAATTACATATGCGTTTATATCCAAACGCTAGACCTACTGTTGATTTAGATAACGGTAACAGAAATGTTTTTGCTGAAATCCTAGACGGTTTGCAAAGATTATATACACTTGTTATTTTTTACCTATCAACAGAAGAAAATTATAAGTTACCTAAAATTGTAACTAATGATACTGACGGTTCTGAAATTGAACTAACAGGTCTTACGTTTAGAGAATTGAAAACAAAGTATCCTCAATTTTATAAAGAAAAATATGAAGACAGACTTGTTTCAATTAAATGTTATGTTAATATAACAGACGCTGAAGCGTGTACATTGTTTAGAGATATTTTAAATTATCAAAACAAAATGAATGCTCAGATGTTAAGAAACGCTAACGATTCCGAAGTTGCAACCGCAATCAGAAACTCAGTTAGAATGATTGAAAATCAATTAAAAGAAGTTATTACACCAAACAGTACAGTAATAAATGCTTTTGATGTTTTTGATTATACCTTAACAAAAGATAATGTAATAATTCCAACTTATGTAAATAATGAATTTACAAATGACGAACTTGCTCAAGAAGAAGTTGTCGCTAGTTGTGCTACTTACTTTGTCAAAAGAACTTCAATCCAACCAAAAGAGATTGATAAACTTTATGAAGACACAAAGTACAAAAGAACTGTACCTTGGTTTGATAGTTTTGATAAAACTTTCAGACAATTTAGTGAGATTGTAAAATCTTTACCACAAAGTAAAGAACTTTTAACTCCTAAAGTCTTTATAAGATTTTTTATGTTCTACTATCATTTAACTTTAAATAATATTAAAGTAATAACGCATACAACATTTGCCAAAATGTTTTATGACGCTTGGATAGAACTAAAGAAACTGACCAAAGAAGAAAAGAGACTCGGTCACAAGAACAATGCTTTTGAGAGAA